GCGCCGCATATCGATAGACCCCGCTGTTCGAGGCCAGTGAGGCCGACGCACCGTTGATCAGGCGGATGTTGATCGTGGCGGCCGAAGCAACCGAACTGATCGAACCAACTCCGGTTATAAAGCCCCGGAAATCGACGCCGTTCGCGCCGAGCGATGGCGGATTGACCTGCACGAAGTCGCCGACGGCAGGTAGCGCGCTGGCCAGCGCCGCGGTCACCGAGAAGGTCACGTCATTCGAGGACCAGCCGGGTGTTGCCGAGAACGTCAACGTAGGACTGTTGCCGGACGACAGATTAGTCAGCGTCGCATTTCCGACCGTCAACAATGACGTCGTAACCTGGGCCTCCGTAATCGCATTATTGGCGGTCGACGCAATCAAGTGGAACCCGCCAGCTCCGGAATTAAGTGCAGCGTCGTAAAGCAAGCTGATCGCGTTGCCTGCAACGATTTCCGGCGAAGCGCCGCCGGTGAGTAGCGCTGGTCCAGCGGCGGAATCTTTGTAAACGTTCAACACCCCTGCCGAACCGACCGAGGCCTGCACCGGGCCCGTATTGTTGCCCGCCGCGATGCCGGTGAACAGCATGCCGGTCGAGTAGCCCTGAATGGTCGGCGTCGGCACCAGTCCAACGGCGTTCTGGGTCAAGGTGAGCGTGTTGGTGCCGGAGATGCCGCAGGGGATCGGGACGAGAGCGCCGAACGTCGTGAAATTGTTGTCAAGGCCAACCAGCGAATTCGACAGGTTGTTCTCGAACTGGGTAATGCTATAGGCCATGCTACCCTCGATACCCCGCCATCGAATCCTGGATCATCATCGATACAATCGCCATATCAGCCGCATTGGTGGTCACTGTAAAGCCTGTCAGAACGCCCTGCTGGGCAACCGCATCGGGCACGAACACCGAGAAAGCCGAACCGCCTCCCGATAGCCACGTCGAAACCTGCCCGCCTGCGGTCAACCACGTCGAAACCTGCCCGCCTGCGGTCAACCATACCGCCGCGTTCGGCGCCACATTGGCCTGATTGAGGTTTGAACTAATCTCGTTGTCGAGCGAGATGTTCAGCGTCGGAGACAGCGAGCTATAATACTTGACGATGCCCCACAGCCGCGTCACGAACTTGGTGAACTGATAGCCGCCCGGCTTGTCCCATAGCTTGGTCTGCGCGGTCTTGGTGAAATTCACACTCGGCTGCGCAAACAGCTGGTAGACTGACTTGCCATCAGTACCCCACGCAGTCAAAACCGAGTTGATCTCCTGAAACTGGATATAGATCAGGGTGACATCCTGCGTCGAAGCCCACCACAGCGGCTTGCCTGCGCCGCCATCGCGATACAGCAACAGCTTGTTGACCTGCTGCCCGGTTACGGGGTCAACGATGGGCAGCAGCAGCATCCATACTTTCTTGCCGAAGATGATCGCTTTCGCCGCCGACGGCACGATGTTGCCGAAATTGGTCACGGTGTTGTAGACACCGTCCAGCGCCTCGCTGATTTTAGTCACGGCACCGCCATAGGACACTTGCGCACCGAATGGATTGGCGAACAGAATGTTGCGGTTGAACACATCAACGGTCGAGGGCCATGGCGTGCCGGCTTCGGGGTCGGCGTTCTGGTTGGTAAAGGTCGTAACCGGCGGCGAGCCCGACGTCTGCACGCCCGAGATGTAGTTCACACTGGAATCAGCAACCAGGTACAGGAATCCGTTGGTCTGCTTCAGTTGCGTGAAGCCGACGCGCAGGAAACTGTCGGAAGACGTGAAGTTGCCGCCGCCGTTGCCGGAAGAGAAGTCTGTAATGGAGCCGGGCGCGCTGAACGTGATGGTCGGACCGTTGGCGATCCATACCCGGCCCGTATAGGTCTCGATCGCCGTGCCGCTAATTCCTTTGGGAATAACCGACGTGATTGTGCCTGCCGCAGCGCTGCCGCCGCCGCCGGAAAACGCCAGCGTCAACGGAAGATCGGCGAATACAAAACCACTGCCAGGGTTGGTAACCTGGATGCCGGTGACAATGCCGCCCGAGATTATGCCCGTTGCAGTAAAACCCGTGCCCGACCCACCCGTCACGGTGACCGCTGGCGCCGACGTATAGCCCGACCCGCCATTGCTGATGGCAGCAACCGGCCCAAGGCCGCCAGGCGTGTAGAACGTCGTGCCATCCCAGATAAAGTAGCCGTTCGTCTGCTTCGAGACGATCAGAAAATACTGACTGCCGTACTGGGCGAAGCCGACGTTGACGCGCGACGGATTCTGGATAGTACCGGCGGGAGCTATCAGGGTAGCGGCGCCCGTCGTCGTGTTGACCGCTTCGATGCTGCCGTCGGACTGAACAATGATCGAATAAGGCGTGGCTTTGATGTTTCCAAAATCAAAAAATGAAACGGTGTCGGCGCCTGACGAGGTGAACAGCGGCAGCGACACGCCGTACATGGTGCGCAGGTTACGCATCGGGCCGAGCGGCATGAATCCGTCGAGCCAAGCTGCCTGCTTGTCATCCACGCCGGGACGGAGCGTGGCCGTGTTGATGCCTTCGAAGTTCTCGAAGATCAGCGGCTCGGGCGGACCGGCGGGCGTGTAGGTTGTTGGCTGTTCGCCTTGCGGTTCCGGGGCTTCGATCACTTGACAAAGCTCCAGTACAGTTGTAATCTAGCATTGTTAGCAACTGCAAAGGAGTTCCCTATGAAAGGTATCCAGCGCCAGATAGTTTTGAGTGCTTCCCAACACGCGTGGATTGTTAAACAAGCCACAAAACTAGGCATTACTGAAGCTGAAGTGATTCGGCGCGCAGTCGACGAGGTGAGGAGTAAGTAGCTTGCTTTGTAAGCATTGTAACGCACCGGTAAGCAAACTGCATAGAGAGTGGCAAATATACTGCTCCCCTCTATGCAGGCAAAAAGCTCGAATCGCAAAACGTCCTTCGAGGGCGTTACCCGTGCAAAATAAAATATGTATCCATTGCAAAAAAGATTTTCGGTCGACGCTAGCAAAAGCTTGTTTTTGTTCGCGTCGATGTAGTTGGAGAAAGCGCCAGCTAGATCATCGCGAAGCAATAAATAAGTATGCAAGAGAAAAAATGCGGGAGCGAAGAATTGCGGGCGATCCTCGAATTGCTGAGTTAAATATTGCTTATCGCGTAAAACCAGAAAATAGAATTCGAGCTGCGCAAAAAAGTCGGAAATGGCACAAAGAAAACTGCGAGTACGCAAACCCGAAACGTCAGGAAAGAAAGCAGATGGAACGAAAACGTCAGCCATGGAAAGGCCCCTTAGACGCCGCCAAGCGCAGAGCCTTAATAAAAAATTTGCCTTTCGATTTAACAGAAGAATGGGCAATAGCGCGATGGACGGGAAGGTGTGAGCTAAGCGGTATTGAATTTCGAATCGGGCAGCGTGGCTCAGGCCCTAGATTTTTCGCTGCCAGCATAGACCGAATACGCCCAAAAGAAGGGTATACCAAAAAAAACTCGCGGTTCCTGCTGTGGGCGGTAAATGCTTTCAAATACGACGGCTCCGACGAAGATCTTTTTAAAGTCGCAGAAGGAATCATGCTAAAACGTTCCCCATATGTTGCAGGAATTCTAGCACTACCGGGATAGCTGTTCCCAGTACAAAAACGTACCTTCCATACGGATTAACAGCGCGGCCCGGTCTAGCATAGCTCGAATACCCCAGAGTTCTTTTGTCAAACTCCTCTCCATAAAACTTGGCGGCATTCCAATTTTGCAATTCCATGTACGCGAGCGACGCGGCAAAGTAGGGCACTGCATCGGTCCATGGTTGCGGGATCGCTTCCGGCACGCTGTTGTCCAGTATCATGTCGGTTGGCAAGCAGAAGCAATCGAACTCCCATTGGTAGGTCTGACTCGGCAGCGGATACGCATAGAACGAACCGCCATTGCCCTGTCCATACTGCGAAGCGAATACTGGTACATATTGGTACTGGAATGGGTACTGCCTTATTTTTGCCTGATATTCACTAAACGAGTAAATCGGTAACGAATATCGATAATTAGCATATATAACGGCGGCTGATTTTATTGAATGAACCGTGTCCACGCCGGGGAAAACGCTGAGATCGATTGCACTGAACGGATAAACCTCCTGCCCGATCTGCAACAGATTCATCGGGGACATGTTCGGCGTGACGATCGCTCCACTTCCGGTCGGATCGACAATCGTGATCTGAGGCTCGAAATATCCATCGCCGCCATCCTGGATATTGACGCTGTTGATCGTTCCCCCATTCAAAACCACCGTCGCCGATGCTTGCCGTCCATTCGGTGCTGCTCCTGCGCCGCTCGGAAAATCCGGAGGCGTGATCACTGCGACCGGCGCCGTGTAGCCGGTCCCGACTTGCAGCACGTTAGTGCTGATAATCTGCCCCGAGATCGGCGTCAGGCGCCGGATGCATTGCGTTCGGCCGGCGACTTCTCGCCGCGCACGGTTGATATACACGAGAAGATCGCCCGGGTTCTCGAACTCCTGCCGCTGCTCGCGGAGGAAGCGCTGGGTTTGCTGCAAGTATTGGAACAAGTCAGTGATCATTGTGCTGCCTGTTGCGGCTGTTTAATACGCTGCATCAAGGCTTTTAACGCAATCATCAAAGCCGCATTCTGCTGCTGTTTTTTCTGCTGCTTTTCAATCGCTATCGCACGCTCATCAAACACTACTTTACCGTCCGGAGTCACAAGTTGGTCCTGCTCATTCCATTTTGGGGCCTTGGCTGAATCGGCCCACTGGCTTTCATTTGAAAACGATTGATGGTACGGCGTTTTCCAGTAGTCCGGAAAATGCAACTGTCTGTCGTTCGGGTTAACGGCCTCTTGAGCTTTTGGGTCGCCTTCCTGAAGCGCTTTGTAAAAACCCCGCATATCGTAATCGGAATTTTGCGCAGAAGGATCAAACGGCACGTTATTCTGTTTTACCCATGCCTGAAAATCGGCTTCCTTATCACCGAGATCAGTATTGTAATCGTGATCGCCCGGAGCGACCCACTGCTGGTTGCGAGCATAAACTGTATCATCAGCCACCGGACCCTCCCTTCACGCCCATCTTCGGCGCCTGCGCCGGATCTCCACTTTGTTGGTAGAGCCAGTTATTCACGTCCGAGTTCGCCTGCTTGCGGGCGCGATCCATGAACTCCGCATAATGCCCCTTGTACATCTGAGCGGCATCGGCCATCCGCGCGTTGGTCTGCGCCGACATCAAAGCAAAGTAAGCCGCGAAGAACGGCACCGCGTCGGTCCACAGATAGGGAAGCGCCTCGACCGTCGTATCGTCGACAAGCGCGATCGGGTAGCACACCGAGTTGCAATTGATCTGATAGATGTCGTCGGGCACCGGCGAGAGATAGAAACTGCCGCCCTGCACGCTGCCTCCGGACGGCGCTGTGACCGGCGGCGGGGCAGCCCCCTGTCCGAACTGAGCCCACTCCTTCGGCGCACCCTGCTGCGGAGCCGCATTGTTCAGATTGTAGAGCGAGAACCACGGCCACGCCCGCGGCGTCAACCATAACTGCCCGGTGCCGACAACGTAAGACAGGCTTCGGATGTTGATGATGCCCTGCACGCCCGACGTCGCCGGCGTCCCAACGGTAACGCCGGAGAATGGATAAGGCTGCTGGCCTGCAACGGTCGAGATCGTACCCATCACCCGGATGCAACCGGCCTCGCCGGCGACCTGCCCGCGCGCGGTGTTGATAAAGCGCGTCAAATCCGCGTCGGCGTAGAGCGACGTCGAGTTCGAGCCGGGGAGCTGGAGAAGGGACCGGGTGGCGGTGAGGTAGGACGTCAACAAGGCAAAGCGCTCCTTTGCCTGCTGTCTTACACCTTCCGCAGGACGATGTATCCGGGAAGGATAGAACGCTCGGCGTCGATGACGTGGTAGGATAGCAGCCCGTCGGGACCTTTGGTCAGGATGTAGTCGTTGCGCATCATCGCGCCCTGCTGCGCGCCGACCGCATTGACATTGCCGATAGCAACCGCGTTACCGGCAATGTCGAGGTCACCAATCGTGATTTCTTTAGGCGTGCTGTACCTAAAGTTGGCGTTAACCCCAGTCAGACCTTGGCTGAAGGTCTGCGCCATTTACGGTCCCGCCTGGATGATCGCGATATCCGGCCGGCTGCCCATGACAAGGGCAACGGTCGCAATCGTCGATGTCGCACCGGCGCCCGGCACAATGACAACCGTCGGCGCCGACTCGAACAGGCCGCCATCGTAAACCGTGCCGGGGAAGCCCGCAGTCACCGACGCAAGTCCAATATTTGCCGGGCGCGGCTCGAACGCGAGATAGTTCGAGAGCGGTCCGTTGGTGATGGAGCCTTGCAACGGCGCTCCGCCGAAAGTCGTTCCGAACGTATTGGCGCCGGTGCCCGCACCGGTCACACTGCCCGACACCACGGTCTGCATCACGTTAGCCGTCAGCGAACCGGACGTACCGGCGCCGCCGATCGACAGGGTCACCGACCCCAGCGAACCGTTGGGCAGCGGCGAGCCGTTGTTGGTCACCAGTGCACCCATGATCACGCCGGACGAGGTCAGCGACAACGACACCGTCGCGTTGGTGATACCGACCGACAGGTTCGGATCGAACGGGGACGGCACCACGACGCAAGGCGGCGCGGTCGGATAACCAGCACCGGGATTGGTGATGCTGATCGAAGAAATAGTCCCGGATGCGATCACCGCGATCGCGGTCGCCTGAATGCCGCCGACACCGTTGGCGTTGGTCACGGCAGGAGGAGGCGGCGGGATCATAACGAGTGGAGCAACACCGTAACCAGCGCCCTTGGTCGGGACGTCCACGGTAAAGGTGCCGGTGAGGCCCAGGGCCCCGCCAACAATCGGAAGTAACGTCGGAGCAGCGCCAACGAAAGCGCCGATCGCCGTGATGGTCGTGGTGGCCTGGACATAACCAGTGCCGCCGACGATGACGGAGGCCGAGACCACCGTGCCGGTCAGGTTGGCGATACGGACATTGAAGCCGTCGGCCGAAATATACATCAGGCCGCGGTGCCACGCGGCACCCGCCGGCGTCGTCCACGTATTAGTGACGGGGTCCAGGAACTGCACCACCATGTACATGCCGAGACTAAGCATCCAGTCGCCGGCCGGGATCACGAACGCGTCACCGGGCGCTAGTGCCAGGTAATTGCTCGATGCGTCCTGTGGAGCGTTGCTCAATTCGCTCGGATAGTTGTTCTGCGGGAACGGAAGCCCTACGCCGGGGCCGTTAAGATTGCCGGGCATTAGAAAGCGCTCCCTTGCAGGTTAAATCCATGGAAGCCGGAGACCGACTTGGCGGAAATGATGTCGTAGCCGCAGACCACGACGCCCTGCTGGCCGATCTGGCCGAGCGGAACGAGTGAGTAGAAGCCCGAGAAATCGAACGCGGCGTCTTCCGACATGTACATCGAGGTGTACTTGACGTTGATGCCGAATATCTCGCCCTTCGGGCAGAAGTGGTCGGCGAAAATCGGAATGCCCGAGACATTCAGGTTCGGGAAGGACGACCGCACCGCGGTGTCCATCGTGTAAGTCTGCCCCGGGTTGAGGTACTGATTTTCAACCCCGATGAACGTGTTGTTGAGCGTCGCGTAATCGCCCGGATTCATCACCACGAAAGTGACCGCCTCGCCACCGGCGGCGTCGGTCGTACCGGCCAAAAGCGTTGCCATGCCGGCGCGGGTGAAGCCCGCGGTGCCTTGCGAGTAGGTGCCGGAATTGAGGTTGATGTACTGACCCTTGAAAGCCGAGTTACCCTGCGCGTTGCGGTTGATACCTCCGTAGGTCGGCACGTTGGTGCCGTCGTCGAACGCGTTATAGAAGCTGTCGGGCAGCAGCGGGTTCGCCGAGTTGTTGGTGAACGACAGCCGGGCAAAATTCTGCCGGGTGACCGCATAGACGTCGTTCATGCGGGTCTTGAGCAGACTGATTTCGCGCTCGGTCGCCTGAATGACCGTTTCGCCGAAGGGCAGCGGGACCGGAACCACCCAGTACGCTAGATTCCACTGGCCGTTTTGGACGCCGGGGGTGATGACGGGCGAGTTAAATCCGCCGCCGTAGCCAGTAAACTGGCCTTGGACCATGCTTCCGCCTTGCAACGGAATAGTTACTTGGTTCAAACCGCCGGCGGCGCGCTGGGCGTTGCCGGTCATGTAGAACAAAGTTGGAGAGCCGAAATATATCTGGACGAAGAGACGAGGCACAAATGCACGTCTCGTCACTGAACTCAACTCAGTGTACAAACTGCCAGCGGCGGGTGCGACGCCTAATCCCGGAAGAGGCATTTCAATCTCCTAATTAGCGTCGGCTACGAAAATCGTTCAACGCATTGATCGCCATCCGATCGGTGACGGACTCACTCTGGCCTTTCGACCCGATCAGTTCCTGGATCAGCTTGTCGGAATCCGCGTTGACATCGGCGAAACCCCACGCGGTGCCTGTTATCCCGCCCTGCGGCGTTGACGGCATCTGCGGCGGGTTGGCGCGCTCGAAAATGGCGACGGCATCCTCGACATCGAGGAGGCCCTTGTCCTCCATCAGCTTCTGGACCGCGGCGACACCCTCGTCGGTGTAGCCATCGCGGCGAAGCTTAGCGAGGCCAGCGGTCTGTCGCGCGGCAATACCTGCCAGAGTAGCTTCGCGCTTCTCATCCTCGCGCTCTTTCTTCAGGGCCGCGAGTTCGGTCTCAAATTTCTTCTCGATCTCCTTGACCGGCGCCAGTTGGGCAGCTTCCTGATCCAGGAGAGGAGTCGCGGCGTTGGGATCGACGGTCTTTTGCGCCTGTTCAAGCAAGCGGCGCGCGGCAGGGTTCGCCACTATCTTGGAAGCCACGCCTTTCAACGCTAACAAATTATTATATTCGTTTTCGTCGAGGTCGTAAGTCTTAACGGCCATGACTTACTTACTCCCCGGCATCGAACTGGAGTTCGGAACGTGCGACAGGGTGAGCGCCCCGGACTTCTCCTGCGAGGGAAGATGCGACTTGCGTCCGCCGATGTCGATCTGCTCCATGTCGACCCGGATGATCTGCTCATCGGAAGTCGGGATCGACTTGGCATTGTTCTGGAAAATATTGACGTTCGACATCGTGGTCTCCTTCAGTAATGTTTGCCGCGATTGACGGGGGTCAGATTGACGACACTCATATTCTTGTCGGGAACGTTCATCGCCGACTCGTAATTCTCGTGCATGTCGACCCGGGTCTGCGCCGTGCGCACCGCAACCGACGATCCGCTCTTGGGCGGCATCTCTTGGGTCGACTTGAAAATCGAATCTCTCACGCGGCTGCTCCTTGCGGTTGCGGCTGACCGCCTCCGCCCTGCCCCTGCATCATCCGCTGTTTCAAAGCCATCATCTGCTGATTGTTCTGCGCCATGTTGCGTTGCTGGGCTTCAATCGAATTCTTCTGCGCTGCCGGCGTCACCGACCCGGCCGGTACGAACTTGACGAGAGAGTTGAGGGCTTTCAAAATCGCCTGCCCCGGTTCGGAGGATGCGCCGAGCTGCGGCAGGATTTTTTCCATCTGCTTGACGATGACCCCCAGCTCTTGCAGTCCGGCAGCTTCATAGCCCTTGTTCGGTGTTGCGCCCGTTGCCGGGGTTTGGCCGAAGGGAGGCTGTTGAGGCTGTCCGCCGGGAGGGGCGGCGCCGGGTGCGGGAGCTGGGGTTGGCATCAGTACTTTCGCCCTTTGCGTTTGGATTTGCGCATTGGGTTACTTGCGGTGCTTCCGCTTGCCCTTGCGATTACGCTCGATCATTGCCCGAATTCCTTCTGGCTGAATGACGCGGGATTGCGCCGAGGGCCAACCTCGTTTGATTTCAAAGGGAAGGCGAGAGACGGAATTGACAAAAGACCATAAATTGTGTAATCGCTTCATAATACTTGGAAGCATTGCATGGGACTTGATAAGATACCGCCTTCAAAGCCTTGGTTCACCGCAAAAGACGCTGCGGCTTACATCGGCGTCACTCCAACAACTCTGTACGCTTATCTCAAAATGAGAAAAAACCGCCCGCCTGCTTTTCGTCTCGCCGGAAAGCCTAAAGGTGTCTGGCGATTCCCGCGCGAAGAATTCATCCAATGGGCCAATGGCTCCAAACAAGGATAGATCGATGTACAGCCTGACAATTCATTTCGGCCCGAACGCGATGGTGTGGAGTTTTTTGTTCAAGGACAAAGAACGCGCGGAAGCAGCGTTCGAAAAAACCCGGTCGGGCGACACAAGCATCGTTCATGTATTCGAAGACGACTTTGGACAGAAATCGACTATCGCTGGGGATATCCACGGCAGCATGCTCGAAGACATGGATCTCGTGATGGAGGCGCGCATTTATCGCAGCCTCGAGAATACTCGCGGCGAGATCAAAGCAAAGCAACGTGCCTCGACCGACCCGGTTATCCGGACTGCACAACAGGGCCCGGGGGTAATTGCTCCGAACTTCGGGCGAAACTAGTGATGCCCGCCGTGCTGCCCGCCCAGCATCTTCTCGATAGCCTTGTCCTTGCCCTCGGGTGATAACTGCCCGAGCAATTCCTTCTGCATCTTCTCTCCGGCAGCCTTGCGCTGCTTGAGCGAAGCCTTGGCGCTCTCCTTGTCGGGCACCGCGGTGTGATCGATGAGGAATTCGCCGTCGACATCGCCGGCCTTGCGAAGCGCGAACAGCAGCTGCGTTGCCTCATCGGCAAATATCGGCGATGACGAATGGCTATCGACCGTGATGCGCCAGTCCTCGGGCAAATCGGTCAGCATGAAGTTGTCATCCATGTGCTCGGGATCGACCCAGAACTTGCGATCTTCCTTCGCCTCCATCATCGTCATGGTGAGGTCGGCGCACGCCGCGCACTGATGCTCCAGTAGCAGCGCTGAATCGCGGTGCACCGACGACGCCGTTTTCAACAGTGTGTCCGCGTGCGCACCGGCGCGAACGCCCGACTCGCCCTTGCCCTGCATCACCTCGGGGAAATTGCCAAGCGTGTTGATCTGCTCCTGCACGTACTTGATGATCGGCATCAACTCGGCTGGGAATTTCGGCGTCAGATCCTCGACCCCGCCGCCCTGTCCCATGTTAAGATACCCGGCCAGACGGAACTGGGCGTAAGCCTCATCCGTGATCGTATTATCACCCTTGAACGCAAGGATCTTGTCGATCTGCAAGCCGATCAGCCGCTTGAGATCGTCGCACAGCATCGCGAGGAAGCCCTGCGGCTCGATCAGGTCTATCAATTCGCTTCGGCCCCAGAACCAGTCGACCATCGGGTTCGGCTGGATGATCCGGTACGGCTGAGTCTGCTCGATTCCGAGCAGGTTCGACAGCTTGAACCGCGTCACCAGGATATCGGGCTCAACCATCTGGATGACCTTGTAATCATCCTCACCCTTGACCCACAGCTCGTGAAACTTAACGGTCGGCGCGCCATCGGTCGGCGTGATGGTCGGATAATTCGGATCGTTGCCGAGCTGGACGATGCCGCCCGGTAGCGGGCGGGTAGCTCCCTGCACGCCTGTACTAATTTGGGAAGTGGAAAGCACCTGATGGAAGAAACTATCGGGGCCGCTGCCCGCCGATTGGCCCATCGAGCCATGCAGCATGATCTGCTCATATAATTTGTTCGCATTCGGCAGTCGCCAGATGCGTTGCCACACCTCGGGACCGGTAATGTACGAGGTCTCGCAAAGCGCTTCCTGCTTGTCGATCGCCGACTCGCTTTCCCGGTAAACGCCAAAATTCCAGGGGCGAACCAGTTTTGTCTCGTAGCTGATTTTTTCCTTGTCGATCGGGCCTTCCGCCTTCGGCCATTGCTTCATGATCGAGGCGCCGTATTTCAAGGCCTCATAGACGCCCTGCCCGAACAGGTGCCCCATGCTGCAGCGTTCCCAGTGCCGGGTGAGGTGCTTCGCCGCGACCTGCCCGCGCTTGATGGTCTTGCCGTCATAGTCGTTGTCGAAGTCGTAGGCGAATTTCAGTTCGACCGGGGAAAACAGATGAGAGGCAGTGCGCTCCAGGTGCGAGTTCATCATGTTGATGAGTGCTTTTGAGCCGTCCGGACGGCCGGTCTCGGCAACCTGATTGAGCAGCCGATAGTAGGCAGCACGGTTGGCCTGACTTACCCGGCAGGTCTCGATCAACTCATTCGCGAAAGGGATGAGTTTCTGTTCGCCTGTCGGGATCGGGATCATACCGGCGACCTGTAATTCGGATTCTCAGTGATCTGCTTGGGTAGCGGCGCCTGCCCGACCGGTGGCAGCAGGCGTTGCAACCGGTTGCGTTCGCGCAAGCCGGCATAGGGAGCATCGCCGGTGTGAGCCGCCGCAGCACGCGCCATGGCATCGGCGGCATTGGTGCCGAAACCCGTCGGGAGCCCCGCGGCAGCCATCGCATCCATGCGCTGGGTCACTTCGTTACGAACTTCCTTGGTAGCAAACTGAGCATCGTTTCGGTCGTTCAGGTCTGTGATTTTCAACCCCGACATCTCACTCACATCAGTACCTGCCATCGCGGCCGCCATCTCGGCGCGCTGCACTGAGCCATCCATGATGTCGCGGGCTACCTTGTCGTTGTTCTTGGATTTTTGGCTAAGGAAGGCGGGCACCGTGACGACATTATCTGGTACCCGGTTGTTGATGTCCTCACCGCAGATTTGACAATTGTCGGGCCAACCGTCGGCAACGTTGTACTTGAATTTTTCCCGGCAAATCGGGCACTTCAAAATTACCTGCTTCATGCTATCTCCGTCCATACCGCCACGCGTTCTTCATCGCCGCTTCACCACTTCAAAACCATTGGCATACAGAAAATCAAAAACTTTCCATGCCGCTATCGGGGTTAGGCACCCGCTATAAAACACGCCTTTTTCGGCATCCAGGGTTGAAACACGCAGTTGCGCTAGATCGCCCGCTACTTCTCTAAGTCCATCAACGGGAGGATGTTGCTCACTATTGTCATTCATCGCCGTCCGTACCTCCATGCATTCTTCATCGCCAGTCGTTCGCCCTGAATCCGCGCCTGCTGCTTTTGCCCCATAAACGCCGACATCATGTTCTGGTTGAACAAAGCGGTCTGGTCAATGACGCTGCGCTGCTTTTTGATCGCCTCGGCCTCCCGGGTGCGCTTCTGAATGATCAGGTTGCGCCGGATTTTGCTGTCCCAGTAGTGTACGCCCATCGCCGCCGCCAGTACCCGGTCATCCTTCATGTTGCCTTCGGCCGCAATCGAGTCACCGTCCCGAGCGATCGTCTTCATTTCCTCAATCAGGTCGTGCGAGCGAATGCGCAACTGTCCGTTGCTGACAAAGCCTCGCAATTCCTCCAGGATCATCACCTTGGTCTGGATCGACGTCTTCCAGTGCCATGCTGACCCGCCGCCCGCGAGTGAGTCCGGACGAGCATAAATGTACTGTCGCACGTTTCTGAAAATATTCTTCAGGCCCTGCTCCTCGAGCGGCGCGTAGCCATTTTCGATCTGGAATTTAAGAGACTTCAATTCCTGCAACACCGCCCCGCCAGGTCCGTTGATCTCGAGGATGTAGTACACCTCCGACATCGGCTCGTTGCCGTACCATGCCATGATGCCCGCCATCACCCATGCGAGGTGCTTGGTAGAAATCAGGGAGTAGGCGTACTCGGCAACCTGATCTACACCGTCGGCGTAGCATCTAAAAATCTGCAAGGAAGATCGATCATTGTTCTCGTTCTCGCCG